CTTCTCGTTAAACTAAAGAGCCCTCAGCCAGAGTTTGATGTTGAAGCCCACAGAACAAACTATAACCAAGCACTTGATAAGTGCGCACTAAAGAAATAACTTATGCTTAAAATTATGCCTTGGATAACAGGTACAGCCTGCGCACTCTATATATACTCATGGACACAGGGTATTCAGTACGAAGCCTGGACTCCACTAATCTGGTGTGCAGGATGCTTTGCTAACGACATACACAACTACTTACAACACAGATATGAACATTGAAGACTTACTAAAACAATCTCAGAAAACTGCAGGTACAATAGATATTATACACTACACAAACTTAATACTACTAGAAGCTTGCAGGCTTATCAAAGACACACCTACCACTGCAGCGTTTACCACATTTGATCAAGCAGTTGCAGAAACACAGCGAGCAGACTGCTTTAAACAAGTTTATAACCAAATCGTCGAGAACATCAAAGATGGCAACAACTCCTAACTACTCCATTCCTGCATACGCAGCACTTAAAAGCGCAACTCAAGAAGTTCAGCAAGCAGAAGTCCCTAAGCCTAATCTGCCACCTACAACTCTTAGGCAAGCACAAACTAACTGGTTGCTAGACAAACTGCAAGAAGAAGCGGCTGAGGTAATTCAAGCGGTAAGTAAGATTCGTAGGTTCGGTGAAAACTCAAAGCACCCAGAGCGTACAACTACTAATCACCAAGAGCTTGTTACAGAGCTAGAAGATTTTCTTGCAATTCTCGCAGCCTTAGAATATTGCAAGTACATTGATTTAAAACCGCAACAACAAAACATACTTCAAAAAACTCAACAGTTACTGCGTTAATGCACACAAAATTTTGTAACTGATTTTTACAAAAAACTTAAAATTAGATTACACAAAATGATTCCTGACCCTAAACCGCTCAAAGCGGGTTTATTTTTGCCACGAGCTGCAGTCCCTAAACAAAGCAAAATTCTGCCTCACACAAACACGCAGCAAACAATCAAAAAAACTTGTCAAACCCTACCGCAAGTGTTATAATATTAGTATAGTTTTTAGCATAAACATCACAAACTATGTCCTCACATAAAATTGTACTTGTATTTATGCTATCAAATGTGCTATAATTTAGTATAACTTGTAGAGTTAGAGACTAGGTTGATTTTAAGAATTGATCTAAATTATCGAAACCACGTAATGACGAGCCCAGCCGAGGAAATCTAGTGTGGTTTGATACAATTTAGGGTCAAGTCTATAAAATCTAAAACTAGTCTGTTTGCTTATCGACTTGAACTATATTTAAAACAAAATCTGCTAATATAAAATGCTATTTAAAAAACAAGAAATACACTCACTGGACTTCTCTGGAACTGAAGGCATGAATGTGGAAGCCTGGGAAACTTGGGCTGAACAAATGCAATTATCCCACTTACACGGCTGGTTGCTGCCACAGCTGGTAGCATGGTATGGCTCATGGACTCTAGTCAAGGTTGGTGACACAATAGATTGTTTGGAAACAGTTAAAGCAAATTGCCCTGACCCTAAGTCTAGGGCATTTTATATGTTGTCACGAATTAAACGCAGTTTATTATTAGCAACACAGACTAAATTTCCTGATTATGCAAGTTTAACCCCACTTATCTTAATGGGGCAAAAGCGCATGCAGGGAGTTGATTACGAAGCTTGGAGAAGTGCTAGTGGATTTCAATATATACTAGAGCCAAGACTTCTGTCAGCAATGATATTAGAACCCAAAGATTTGTTACTGGTTAACAGTTTAGGGTCAGAGAGACTAATTGAAATACAGACACAAGGTTTGACAACTAAAACTGGTAAGACTGCAGGCTCACGAAAGCCTGCTAAATCTACTTGGAGTTTGTCAGGAATACAGGACACAGAGATTGGGCACTTGCCTAAACTGACTCAAACTATACTAACACAATGTTGGTTAGCACATCCTGAATTACGCACACCTTATATGATTTTAGATTTCAATAACTGGGATTCAATTCCTCAACCACTAATATCAAATAATTTATTTAAAGAAGTAGTTTCAACATCAACCAAACAAGATAGTAAAAAGGATATGGCTAACTTAATGCCATGGGATTTATGAAGTATACCAAAGAAATAACAGACAAATTGATTGCAGACTATAGATCAGGAGTTGCTGTAGCAGACATAGCAACCACCTTAGATGTACCAGAACGTAGTGTAATAGCAAAATTAAGCTCACTGGGCGTCTACCTCAAGAAAAGCTATGTCAACAAGCGTGGTGAGGTTCCAGTTAAAAAATCGGAGCACATCGAGCGTATTGCTGAGCTGCTCCAAGTGGATGAAGAATTGCTGGAATCGCTTGAGAAGGTAAATAAAACTGTACTTAAGCTAATTGAGAACAAATTAGCCCAATCCGACCCTAAATTGGACCATGCGGTAGTAAATCGCGACATATTTGCACTTAATTGACCCTAAACTGCGTTAATCTGCCCTTAAAACACAAAAGCCTACTTAATTTGCGTTAAGTAGGCTTTTTTACGTCTGTTTTTGCGGGCGTGTAAGTTGCTTGCATTTGCTGCGGTTTAGGGTCAGACACCGAAGAATCTACACTTGACAAGGATTACCACTGTGTGGTATAATGGCGCCGAGCACATAAAACAAAACCCCGTCACCATTACGTGTACGGGGTTTTGAAAGCATTTGCTGTTGCAACAGCGTCGTCTTTTTTACTCTAGCAGGGCTTTTAAGGGAATCACCACGACCTGACCCTAAACTGTAGCATGTCGCTACATACATCCGCTGGTGATGAGTCCATTGCGATGTTGTTTAAGTGAGTACTGCACGTTTCGGCTCTGTCAACCTCTACTCAACGCGAAGCGTCTCGATTGGGTATGCAGAGTATCCGTGACTAACATATAGTTTTGTGTGGTTTCGCACAACCGAATAATATTTTACGACTCTACGGTTTAGGGTCAGCACCATTATTTAAGCACCCGTAGCTAGGTCTTGTGCATATTAAGAAAATACGGTCGCCACCGTATTTAATCGCCAGTGAGATTCCATACTCACATTACAGGCAACTAAGCCTGCTCTTGGTTAGAAGATAGCTGTATTTAATGAAGGAGTTCTTTCTCCCCGAGTTCCTACCTTGTTGTTACTCTGAACCAGTTTCCAGTTTTTAACTAACTCATAGAGGAGTCGGCATGGGATATAGGCGGAACATGCTGCCTAGTACTACTACTTTCCTAACACCAGCAAGTGGTACACGCTAGGGGTTTCGTCCTGACCCTAAGGTACAGCAAGTTATGAGGTTTGAAGTCTCAATGACCTGCTGTGAAGTCTTGGGTTTCGCTGAAATTACATCAGCTCATCAGAGGATTATAAAAGGGCTGCAACTTAAGACCTTCAGTCGCAATTAAAAACTTATCCAGTTCCATGGAGAGCTGGTCTTGGTTTACCCAATCTGTAGGGGGCTGTGGCTCGGGTAATTATTTTCCACAATTAAGACGTATAGCAGATATATCCCGCTTCCGCTGTCACCCTTATTCATCAATTTATAAGTAATTATACATTATTTAGACAACTACTTCAAGTAAGAAATTAGACACTCGTTGCAATCAGACTAGCATACATTTAATCAAAATTTGAATTTGTTAGTTTGCGTATGTGTTCATTTGCAGACGGACACCAACTTGCATTGGTATTCATTAAGCCCTTCCCGACTGTCTAATATATATTATACTTGAAAAACAGTTGAAGATCAAGTCAATATTTTTTGACCCTCAACTGTTGCAATCAACGCAGGTTTTGGAGGATTGCTTCCAGAACTTCGTGATTGGCTTTCTCCAAAGAATCGAAAGTCTCTGGAGCAACACCAACTCGGTTGGCAATTGCGTCAACAAGTTCAGACTTCTTGACACGAGCCACGCCAGAAGTCTTGCTCTTGGCTTGGTAAACTCCCTCACGAGAGAGTTTGGCAACCACTGAGCGAGTGGTCTTGCCGAACATTGTTGCCAATGTTTCGACAGTAGCGCCAGCTTTGTAGTTGGCAACGAGCTGAGCTGTTTGCTCAGGTGTGTAATTCACAGTTTTGTCAGTCATCATATGTCCTTTCAAATGGTTTCTGCGCTGTTTAAGTATTAATTATACTCTTAAAATGGAACATCGTCAAATTCAAAAAATTCGTCGTGATCGTTGGTATCAACAAAAATTTCCGACAGTTCTGTGCCTGCAAATTCGCGGAAGTAGTCTTCTTGAATTTGCCTATAAAATTCATGGTCTGTCATGTCAGGGTCTTTCTCATCAATATGTATTATTATACAAAATTTTAAAAAATTCAACAAGTCTGTGTTTTTTGACGTGATAACGGCTCTGCTAAAAATCTACTTGACAAGTACTGGCTTGTTGCGGTATAATTGGCGCCGACTAAGCTCAAAGCTCAAAGCTTTTCCACTTGACAAGGATTAGCACTTGCTTTCGCACTGGCGCACGCATGCACCAAGTTTTTGCACTTGTCAAGGTTTCGCACTGGCGCCAGCAAATTTGCTGGCGGAAATTTGAATACCAAAGTACTGGTCGCTTCAAGCGACCAGTTGGGTGCGAAGTGAGTACTCACTTCGCTGGTGGATAATAAAAAACCGATTATCTGATTATGTCAGATAATCGGGGAAAATAGATTACTGGGATTTTAACCCAGATTCCCGATAATAAAAATCGGATATTAAATATTATATGATAATCTATTATTCATTATATAGGCTTAGAATTAGCTAATGCCTCGAAAATCACTTTTAAAGCATTTTTATTTGCTTTAGTTAATGATTCAATATCATTTTCGGGTAATCGCAAAATAGCCCCGATTGCATCTGCATGAGTATCTTTTTTAATCGCAGATTCTCCCGTTTTGGTTTTATATTCTTTTGCAATATAAACTTTTTCACGAGAAAGTTTGGCGACAATACTCCGCACAGTTTTACCAACATTATCTGCGATAATCTCAACAGATAATCCGCTCTGATAATCAGAGATAATCTGAGCTGTTTGCTCAGGGGTGTAGTTAATGCTTTTCATAATATACCTTTCAAAATGAATTAAACAAACCAAGAATATTAGCTAAAAAGAAAGTACCATTAAGAACTATTAATGATTTATCTTTTCGATAATATCCAACTAATAACCAAGATAATGAACCTATAATAAAGAAACAATATCCCAAGAAAAACAATTTACTGGCTACAATAAATGCACCAATAATAGACGATATAGTTCCAATCCATGAAACTATATTCAACAATTTGATTATATTAAAAATCATGGCTTAACTTTCATAGAATGATAAACATCGGGAGATAATCCATATTGTAGCATTAACATTTTCCAGTTATTACCATGCCCACATTTTGCTTCTGATAATCCAAACAAATTATAATCTGCTTGGTGGATTATCTCATGAGGCAAGATAATATTGGTCATTGTTTTTGCATAATCGGGAGAATATGTAAAAAACAAATAACCTAATTCAACTAGATTATCTTCCTGATGGCATCTACCAGCAGTCCGATATAATCTAGCATTAACTTTGATAATCGGAGGATTATATTTAGTTAATCGGGGATATAACTCGCACAGATTATCCCAGATAATCCGAGTCTGATTATTTAATAATGTTGTAAGCTGTTTTCTGTCCATAGCCAAATTTTACACGATTTTTAGGGTAAAAACATAGGGGTTTACCCTTGTGGTTTTTTTACAACGGTTGCTTCAAGCGACTGTTGCTTTTTTGCAACATACTTTGGTTTCCAATTTGATTTGAAAACCAAAGTATTCATTTTGATTTTATTTTATAATAAATAATAATCGACAAAAATAATATATTAGCCGAGTAATTAAATAATAAAGGTAAATCCATTTTAGGAAATACATATATTATTGTGAATATCTCGCCAATAAACCACATTGAAATAAATCCCCAAGTTAATCCCTCGGAGGATTTTGTTTTATATGATTCTATTGCTTGTGGTAATCCACAAAATGCCAAAAGAATAGAACCAATCCAACCAATATTATCTAACATATTATGCCTTAAAATTATCTCTTACTTGAAACTTATTCCAATCATATGGAATAATATTATCTTGCCAATTACGCTTTTTGATTATGTGCGTGAGAATAGGTAATTCAAAATCTCGTGCATCTTCTAATGCAGTATGCGGTTCAATAATAAAATTATTATTAATATATCCGCAAACCATTTCCGCATTAGTTTTAAATGTCATATTACCATGTTTAGTAACATTATTAAAACCGTGATTATCTAAACAGAATTGTTTATATTTTTTGGTTTTGCAGATATTACCGACCGAGGCTTGCCATAAACAAAACTTACTATTAAATCCTGATAAATCAATACCAGTATTAGCGCATTTATTAATATCAAAAGGCAGATTATATGCGGTTAATGTAGGATTATATTTGCCGATTGCCTGATTAATCCATTTATTGATAGCATTAACTGATGCAATCATTCTGACGCCAGTTTCTAACATGGCAATATAGCCCATTTTGCGTTTAGTTAATCCTTCATAACCCCAAATATCATTTTTAGTTTTATCGTGGAATAATTCCATAGTATTATAATGCCCATTAACTAATACCGCACATTGATTATATATAATCCCCTCACGATCACAGATAATCATGGCAAAATCTGCCACAGTATCGCCCATTGTGGTTTCTGTGTCCAGAATACAAAAGTATTGCTTTTTAGCCATTGTGTGCCTTAGTTAGTAGAGTCCCGATTTTACACGCTTGCACAAAAAATAACATAGGTGTAAACACCTATTGACAAACTGGGCGAGGGTGTGGTAAAATTGGCGCCTGTGGTTTTTTCGCAACAGTCGCTTTAAGCGACCAGTTAAAACTGAAAACAAAAGTATTCAGTTTTTGTGGGAAACAAAAGTATTCATTTGTCCATAATGAATCTTTTATATTCTTGCATATTATTATGATAATCCCAAGTACCCAGCATTAGTAATGGCAAGATAATAGTTACTAAAATTTTATCGGGTCTGGAATATATAAAATGCCAGATTATCTGTGAGAATGTTTTAATCATTTATCTAACCAATTTAAAAGTACAATTTTAATTGCAACAAAAACAACAAAACCAATGCAAAAATATAAAGCTTGAATATCAGTCATTTAATGTATTCTCTTAGTTAATATGTCTAAAATCTGTCTTAATGGCATTTGCATTATTTCCGATATATCATAAAGATTTAAGCCTTCGGCTAAAAAATCTTTAATTAATGTCTCGGCATAATCAATATTAATGCCCTTGTTTACTTGGTACATATACACCCCTTATATTAAATCTGTCACAAACCGCTTTTAGATAATTTGTATTATCTTCGTAAAATGTAAATTCAGCATCTTTAAATGTAACTAAATTAAAGAACTTAGCCAAACCATTAATTTTTAATAAACTACCAGAGATATTAGAATTCTCAGGTCTTGAAATAATATAATCAGGGTCGCCCAATATCGAGTTAATAAATGTATAATCAGGGGTATTAAGAACACGGGCAGTAGCAATAATGACATAACACGATTCATCTTTTAAATCCATTTTATATTGTTCGGCTAATGGCAAAAGAGAATCATTTAATGCTAAATCCTGATTTTCTCTCCAGTAATTTAAATCTATTCTTTCGCCTGACTCATCTACGATTGTGCGATACCTATGCAAACTGCAAACAATAGTTCCATCCATATCATAAATTGAAACCTTTTTAATTTTAGCCATTTTGTAATCCTTTTCTGTATTCTGTGATTATACACAAAAAACCGATAAAAAACTATGTGTGCAAAAATACAACATAGGTGTAAACACCTATTGACAGCCAAAACAGACTATGCTAAAATTTGGCGCCTGTTGCTTTTACGCAACAGTCGCTTGAAGCGACTAGTTAATAGCGAAGTGAGTGCTTACTTCGCAGCGGGCGCAAAAATGAATACCTAGGTTTTCAAAAAATACTGAAAACCTGGGTATTCAAAAACAAGGGGCATAAGCCCCTTGTTTACAAGGTTTTTTCAGCCTTGATAAAGTCAGCAATTTTCATCAAAGCCATTTTATTGGCTTTAGTGAGTGATTCTGTATCAGATTCAGCCAAACCCAACGCATCACCAATAAAATCAGCGTGAACATCTTTTTTAATTGGTGTTTCACCTGATTTCGTTTTGTATGCTTTAGCAACATAAACCTTTTCACGGCTCAATTTTGCAACAACAGAACGAACAGTTTTGCCAAGTGAATCTGCAATAGATTCAACAGTCATACCGCCTTGGTATTGGGCAATCATTTTCTCAGTCTGATCCTGAGTGTAGTTCACGGCTTTGGTAGTCATGTTCTTTTCTCCTTTAAAAACAAATTATAACATCATGGCTTCATTAACGCAAGCCATACCCACAATGGCAAAAAGGTTATTGCAACGAATAAAATAGCACATAAAATATCTTGAATTAATTTGTTTGCAAATTTAGTCATTTTCATTTTCACCTTTTCACCATGTGTTTATTATAGCAGAAAAAACCTAAAAAGTTCAAGTGTGTAAAAATACAACATAGGTGTAAACACCTATTGACTACACTTTTGTACTCTGCTAAAATTTGGCGCGCCGCGCGTAGTACTTTGGTTTTCTAAAAAAATCCTGCAAACAAAAGTATTCATAAAAAACCTTTTTTGAATACTAGCGGTCGCTTTAAGCGACCAGTTGCAAAAGCACCCTCACGAAAAGAATTCGAACTTGCACACTGGCGCACGGATTCCGTGCGCCCAAATTGCCGAAGTGAGTGCTCACTTCGTTGAGTAACCCTGCTGGCATCAGGGTCTTTTCCTGATTAAGGGTTTACCCTTAATCAATATCAATTCGCATTATCTTATTATCTTTGATAATAAAATACATATTAATATTATTCATTATAACCCATATACAGTTATTACCCTGTTTTAAAACCCAAGTATATGCAGAGTATTTTCTAGCCATATAATCATTTACTATTTGATAATCCATTTTATTCTCCAGAATAATATTGTGATAATGCTGAACGATATTCTGTCATATTATTAAAACGAATATCATGCTTAATGCAAAACAGTTTAAATCTATATACTTGGGCAGTAGTATAATGCGAGGGTATTGTATTATGTTTCATTATATAATCCTATTATATAATAAGGGGTTTCCCCCTTATTATATTATATTATCCATTCATTCCGATTTTGTTGCATAATGCCCGAAACTGAGATAATGGCATATCTGAACGCATCCGATTAATACCATCACAAGCCAAGATAATATTACCTACATTATAACCTTGAGCATTATCTATTCTATCCATAGTGCATAATGTAAAGCAGGGAATACCATCTATTAATCCACGTTCAATAGTCATTATTTCACCAGTATGAAAACATAATGCGTTTTGACCATAATATAATCCGCAAAGATAATCAATAGTTACATTATCATCTGAAACCCGATTATTCATTTTATCCCTTGAACGTGCCATTTTCAGGGATTTTGCAAAGAAGTGCTGAAGGGGTGAACGTGTGCTTTTAGCCATTTTGAAAACCTTTGTATTCAATTATGAGGGCTTGCCATCTGCTTCCCTCTGACTGTATTTTACACGTATTTTTTACGAGGTCAACCCCTTTATGCAAAATTTGCATAACTATTTTTCGTACTATAATTTAAATTGAATACTCGGGTATTCAAAACATACTACTAGGGGTATGGGGGGGTTATCAGACACATATACCCCTAGGGGTATAGGGGCCCCCTGACACGGCCTATTTAAGGAAAATTTGCAAACACCCTAAGGTGCCAAAATCCACACTTGCTAAAACATCCCTAAACTGGTATAATCACATAAAAAGGACAATTCTATGACAACTCACCTACCTGCTGAAACCGTACGTATCTCCCCGGAAGCACTGGAAGTAGCAAATGCCTACCTCCAACTTAACGACGCCCGTGCCGTAGCTCAAGAACTTGATCTAGACCCTGAAGTGGTAACTAACTTATTAGCTAAACGTGAAGTAAAAGCATACATTGATTCAGTATTCTTTGATAGTGGATACAACAACAGATTTTTGATGCGACGTGCTATGGATGCACTAATCAAGCAGAAGTTTTCAGAGTTGGAAGAATCACAAACTGGTAGCGCCAAAGATATTGCTGAACTACTTCAAATGTCGCACAAAATGTCAATGGACTTAATGGATCGTGAAATTCAGCTAGCCAAAGCGCAACAAGCTACTGGCCCACAAAAACAAGTCAACGTACAAATCAATGACGCACTAGATGGATCAAAGTATTCACAGCTAGTGCAGCGTTTAATTACTGGTGAAGGCGTATGAAATATTTACTAGGATTAATACTTTTTATATCAAGCGCGGCGTTAGCACAGCCCTTAATTATACAAAAGCCTGTAACTTGTACAGAAACTAAAATGTTACTACAAGGATTAACAAGTAGTGATTACAAAGAAACTCCTTTGTGGTTAGGTATAGAGCCTGGTGCTGAAGTACCAAAGTACAGCGTGTTTGTTAACCAACAAACCAAAACCTGGACAATAATCCAGTTTAATGATAAAATAGCTTGCGTACTAGGTACAGGTACAGATAGCACTCAAATATTTAACGGACCCAAAATATAAAATGTTAGACTGTTTAATTTTAGGCGACTCAATTGCCGTAGGTACTCATCGACAAAGACCAGAGTGCGTAGCCTATGCTAAAGGCGGCTGGAATACCTGGCAATGGAATCGCGACTATTTAAAAAATAACTTGTCAGCTAAAACTGTAATTATCAGTTTAGGCAGTAATGACCATAGCGGAGTTAAAACTAAAGCTGAGCTGCAACGAATACGTGAAAAAGTTGGCGTTGCAAAAGTGTTTTGGATTTTACCAGCCATCAAACCACATATCCAATCCCACGTCCACGAAATTGCTCAACAGTATAACGATACTGTACTACCATTTACCCCAAGCAGCGACAAAGTACATCCAACCACACAAGGCTATCGCGAGTTAGCAAAGGCCACAAAATAATGTTAGTAGTCTCACGACCAGATATCAATGTCGACGTTATCCAAGAGTTTGATCCTCAACAGAGGTTTATTAAGCTACCCATAACAAATTACCTAAAGCTGCTAGATGTATACGATACAATCAACCGCCCACAGGTTGCTTTAATCAACGCAGTCAACGATCCCAAATACAGGTTTATCTGTGCTGCACTCGCACGCAGGCTTGGCAAAACTTATATTGCCAATATCATCGGTCAATTGGTTACCTTAGTCCCTGGGTCTAATGTCTTAATCATTTCGCCTAACTATAACTTATCTTCGATCTCATTTGAACTCCAACGCAAACTCATCAAACACTTCGACCTCGAAGTCGCACGTGACAACCTCAAAGACAAAATTATCGAACTCAGCAACGGTTCTACCATTCGTATGGGTTCTCTTAGTACCGTTGATAGTACTGTTGGTCGATCATATGACCTAATCATATTTGACGAGGCTGCACTAGGCGAAGGCGGTGAAGCCGCCTTTAATGTGGCACTACGTCCTACACTGGACAAGCCACAAGCAAAAGCTATTTTTATCTCCACACCTCGTGGTCGAAACAATTGGTTTTCACAATTTTGGCAGCGTGGTTTTGATCCCGGTTTCCCCGAGTGGATTAGCCTGCAAGCTGATTACACAGAAAATACTCGCATGGCTGAGTCGGACGTTGCCGAAGCGCGACGATCAATGTCAAAGTCAGAGTTCGAACAAGAATATTTAGCCTCATTTTCCGTATTTGAGGGTCAGATTTATACACTACAGGATACAGATGTTATTGACATTCCAGAAGATATTAAAGGCGAAGCGTTTGCTGGATGCGACCCTGGTTACCGAGACGCTACTGCTTATTGCGCTATCGTTTACGATTGGAACCGCGATTGCTTTTATATTGTCGATGAATACTTAAAGTCGGAAAAGACTACAGCCGAACACGCAGCAGAATTTACAGCAATTAATGAAAAGCACGGAGTTGAAGTTACGTTTATCGACTCGGCAGCCGCACAATTTGCTGGTGACCTTGCCTACTTATATAACATTTCAACTACCAAAGCCAAAAAAGATGTCTTACCAGGCATTGCGTATGTTCAGACCTTGCTACAGCAGGGTCGATTAAAGGTTGCCCCACATTGCACTAACGTGCGAGCCATGTTTGACCAGTATCGCTGGGACCAACGTGAGGGGCTACAACGTGAACGACCAATGCATGATGATTATAGTCACATGGCCGATGCAGTTCGATATGCGCTGTACACCTATACTGTTTAATGCCACAAAAAATTTGTGCATTGACTTTTTGTTGCTGTTCTGCTATAATACTAGGTAATTGTGGAGTACTTTGAAATAATGGCAAAAAACACAAATAAGCGAATCCCTGTAAAGTGGGTTCGTGATAGGGCCAAAGCGGCCTACGAGAAGAAAACGGAGTGTTGCGTTTGTGGCTCTGCCACAGACTTAGAACTCCATCACCTACATTCAGTTACTATACTCCTAGACAAATGGTCTGAAGCCAAGGGTTACGATATTTCAACAGATGCCGGTATTTTAGCTGTGCGAGATGAGTTTATTGATGAGCACCAAGTAGAGTTATATGACCAAGTTTACACCCTTTGTAATCGTCATCATGTAGCGTTACACAGTGTTTACGGTAAAGCTCCCCGCCCTGGCAGTGAACCCAAACAGGCTCACTGGATAGAGACGCAGCGTGCAAAACATACTGGTGGTGTGGTGGAAGCAGTTGTACCCAAAAAGAGCTTTGGTAGTTTTTTCAGTGAGTTCACTTAAGGGAAAACTATGTCAAGATTTACAGACTGGATTGTTGAAAAATTCAATCCAGCTCAAACTCGTATTGCTCAAGAAGCAGGTACGCAAATTGGTACAGAAAGCAAGATAACATATCGTCAAGCTTTTCAAAAACTAGAAGCAGTTAATCGTTCAGTGAGTATGCTTGTTAATGCAGCTGGCTCACTTGACTACGACGTAAAAGATAAGATTCATGAAGGCGTTGTTGCTGGAATTCGTCAAAAGTCACTAAACACACTTTTGAACTTCAGACCTAACCCCTATCAAAGCACTCAAGAATTTCGCCAAGCAATCTTCACAGATTTGATCTTGGAAGGCAATGTGTTTATACACTTTGATGGTGTATTTATGTACCACTTGCCTGCAACATCAGTTGAGATTTTGCCTGATACAAAAACATTTATACGCGGGTATCGTTATAACGGTATGGTTGATTTTAAAGAACCAGAAGTGTTTCACTTCCGTGATCTTAATAGTCAAAGTATATATCGCGGCGCTTCACGCTTAGAAGCAGCACAACGAAGCATTGCTACTTTATATGCAATGAAAGAGTTTCAAGAGAACTTCTTTGAAAATGGTGCTGTATTTGGTTTAGTTTTAACTAGCGAAAATACGCTTTCACAGATCGCAAAAGAAAAAACAATTCAATACTGGTTACAGAAATATTCAACTAAACAAGGCGGCAAGCGTCCAGTTATTCTGGATTCAGGATTGAAGCCTGCACAAGTATCAAATCAAAACTTCAAAGATATGGATTTTGATCAATCAATTAAAACACACAACGAACTAATTATGCAATGTATTGGCATCCCACCTATTTTATTAGCTGGTGGAAATAATGCTAACATTTCGCCTAATCTACGATTATTTTATTTAGAAACAGTTATGCCGGTTGTTCGTAAATTTACATCAAGTTTAGAACGATACTATGGATACGATATTGAAGCAGTTACTAGTTCAGTATCGGCAATGCAACCAGAATTAAAAGATATTGCTGCTTACCATTCGACTTTAGTCAATGCAGGCATCATTACAGCTAATGAAGCAAGAAAAGAATTACGTTATGAGCCAAAAGATGGCAATGACGAAATAAGAATACCCGCCAATATTGCGGGTTCGGCTGCTGATCCGTCGAAAGGTGGTAGGCCCACAGATAATCAGCAATAAAGGGGTAATATGGTAGATAAAAGTAAAATACTGTTTTTAAACAGTTCATTTATCAAGAGCGATACCACCGACGAAAAGACAACTAGTATAACAATCGAAGGGTACGCAAGTACTGATGACATTGATAGACAAGGCGACATTGTCCCAGCAAGTGTATGGAAAAAGGGTATACAAAATTATTTGAAGAATCCAGTAATTTTGGCATATCACAACCATAGCGAGCCAGTTGGTAGGATGGTAGATCACAGAGTTGACAGTAAAGGATTGTGGGTTAAAGCCCGTATTTCTTCAGCAGCTGACGAAGTTTTCAATCTTGTAAAAGATGGCATCTTAACGGCATTTAGTATCGGCTTCCGAATCGTAGATGCGGAATATGATGCAGCCAAAGAGTTGTTTGTGGTAAAAGAGCTAGAACTGCACGAAATTTCAGTAGTGTCAGTACCAGCTAATCAAAATACACTATTTAGTCTTTCTAAGGCGTTTGATACAGCCGAAGAATTTAAATCTTTCAAACAGCAGTTTGCACCCGAAAGCGATTCAGCTAAAGGGCTAGAATCCTCAACGGAAGCAATCAGCGAAATTAAAAAGGAATGGGAAATGGATCCTAAACAATTAGAACAAATGTTGGCTGATGCAGCTAACAAAGCGGCTGAGCTCACTGCTAAAGCCATCGCCGACTCACAGGCAAAAGCATTGGCCGAAAAAGCCGCTGCTGATAAAACAGAAGCCGAATTAGATGCACGCGTTAAAGCCGCTGTTGCTTCTATCTCTACTGGCGACACAGGTGCTGAGCGCTTGATGGCCGAAGTTGAGAAGCGTTTAGCTGCTGCTGAAGATTCAAGCAAATCAGTTATCGCTGGTTTAGAGGCTTCTTTGAAAGAAAAAGCTGCTGAAATCGAAGCAATCACAAAATCAAAAATGTCTTTCCAAGACAGCAAAGACGTTTTGGCTTACGCTGACAAAGAAAAAGCAATTATGTTGGCTAAAATGGCTGGTAAGTCATTGGACGGCACAAAATTTGGTCGTGAATTAGTACAAAAATACGGTGCTCACCAGCCTTCAGGCACAACCGGCACTTGGGAACTTGAAGTTTCATTAAACATGGAAAATGAAGTTCGTCGTCGTTTAGTTGTTGCTCCTATTTTCCGCAACATCGCTATGCAAACCAATGTCATGACCATGCCAGTGAATCCAGAAGCAGGAACTGCTACTTGGGTTACTAACGCTGAGTTTGGTAACGTTGCTGCTGCTCCTGGTACATCAACTATTGGCGCTTCTGCTGGTGCTACACAAACCCACGCTTTCAAAGAAATCACTTTGAATGCTTATAAACTTGCCACAAACGAGTATACAGCATACGAAGAAGAAGAAGATTCTTTGATCGCTTTGATGCCAATGATTCGTGACGGTATGATTCGTCGTGTTGCTCGCGCCGTTGACAAGGCTTTCTTGTTAGGTGCTGGTTCTGGTTCCGACCCTGTCAAAGGTTTGGCAAACTGGGCTACTAACACCACTGCTACTGGTAACACTATTGCCGCCGGCATGAACGTTGCTAAGCTTCGCACATTGCGTCAAGGTTTAGGTGCATGGGGTCTGGATCCATCAGAAGTAATTTATATCATTAATACTGATACTTATTACCAATTGCTGGAAGACACAACCTTCCAAACAATGAACCAAGTTGGTACACAAGCTACACTGTTAACCGGTCAAATCGGTCAAATCGGTGGAAGCCCTGTGTTGGTCTCTGCAGAGTTCGCTTCCCCAGGTACTGGTGTTGCAGGCGCTATTGCATTGCACCCAGGCAACTTTATCGTTGGTAATCAGCGCGGTCTCCGCATTGATACCCAAGAGTTGGTTGAAACACAACGTCGCGTTATGGTGGCTAGCCTCCGTACTGGCATGACACGTGTTACTACTAATTTAGGTAACGCTGTTGCAGCACACAAGTACACAGCAACCTGATCTGCTAGTGTAATTGTTAACAAGACCCTTCGGGGTCTTGTTTTATAAAGGTATATTGTGCCTTTATAAAACAAGTGAGGTATTTATGGCAATAGATTTAATAACAAAATCTGAGTACAAATCTTACATGGGGATTACTAGTACAAATTCAGACGCAGAAATAGATTTCTTAATACCTAAAGTCAGTGACTTGGTAAAATCATACTGCCGTCGCACTTTTGTAGATTACTACAGCGATATAAAGGTTGAAGTTTTTGATGGTGGATTTAAAGAGATCTTATTAAAAGAAACTCCCGTTGTAAGTGTATCTTCAGTAGCATATAGTTCAGATTATGGTAAAACTTATACAAGTTTAGTAAAATTTACTGATTGGGTAACTAAGGGTGACGCAGTAATTTCTATTAATCCAAATGGATTTCCGGAAACACTTAATGGATATCGTGTAAGTTATTTTGGCGGATTTGATCCAATTCCAGGCGACTTAAAATTAGCAGTATTAGACTTACTCGAGTATTATTCACGCAATAATGGTGCTGTACATAGTACTCGTGATTTAAACCCTAACACTACGCAAATTAATTACGTTGCATCAACTAATTTACCTGCATCAATTAAACGTGTTTTAGACCAATATGTAGCGGACTTTACATGAGTATATCAGAGTTTAGCTCAGTAATGAGAGCAAGAGCTTCTTTAGATAATAATCCTAGTACTTTCTTAACTATAGACTCGTGGACAGATGCCCTAGAAAGTAGTTTAAAATTACCTAATGCTCCTAGTATCGATAAACAAGTATTAGGTAGAGCAGCATCTTTAATGATACAAGATGGTAAAAGTTTAGATGGAAGACCTATTTCACAGTTTAGAAACTTAGGGCAGGCGTTAAGTAATAATGTGTCCGTAGTTACTGAAGAAGGATTACGTAGACATTGGAAATTTTATGGCTTAAAAATGCCAACAGTTACGGAAACTGGTATTGCTAAAGGCAAAGATAAGTACACTAATAAACCCTTACTAAAAGCATATATAGTTTGGTATAATCAAAATTATAAAGAAAATCCTTTACAGTTATTTTCTAATACCGGCGATACTGGTAACATAGAAGAAGCTACAGGAATTAGCTATTCGGATACATACTCTAATACAGCTACCGTTATGGTAGAGTTTTTAAAAGCTTGCGGGCTTAGTCAGAAAGATGCTTCAGAGTACGGCCAAAATTTTGAAGTAGGTCATATAGAATCTCAAGCATTTATAAGATTAAAAACTACGAAACAAGCAGGCGAATTTTACAATAATACGTTTATTGACAAAATAATTAAACTACACGAGTATTTAGATATAGCATCTAGTAGCTTATTGCCAGAGTATGAGGCTTTAACTGCTTCTGTATTAAAAGGTACACAAAATAGAAACAATCTTTTTGTAAGTGTAGAAATGCAGCTAAAAGATTCTAAAACTAAAAGAGATTCTAAAGTTGGTATACTAGCTTCTAATACTAATCAAGGTTCTGGAAGACTATCAAGAGCTTTAAACTTTGTAGCTCTTTTGCGTGATATAGGTAG